CTTTGAGACTGGCTGAAAATGTTAGGATCTGACACAGGAATAACGTCAACACGCCCGTCAAAATCAGTCTGCTTAACCTCTTGAGCGCCGCCTTGAGCCTGATAAGGATACATTGGCGGCAGGTATTCAGAAAAAACTTTAGCCAGAAGCTGAAACTCAATTCGTTGCGCGTAGTGTAAGCGCTTGTGAATCGCGCTCATCACCTTGGTGCCGCGTTCCAATAAAGCGACCGTGGTTCCAACAGGCATTGCGGCGTTCACGTCACCAACATTGGTGTCTGCAATGCTGGCAAAGCGCTTACCCGAATCAATCAACATACCCAAAAGCTGCATCAAGACGTTTGAAGGCTCTTTTACAGGTAACGGGATCAAGTTTTCCTTGAGGGAACCACCAGTAGTGTCGATGTCCCGAAACTCTCCGGGCTGGAGCGGTTCGTCTTCGTCACGAATCCGCATTCCTCTGGCTTTGAATCCAGAAGGCAAGTTTGCAATCGTACCAGCGTCAATTAACTGCCGGAGAATAGACGTTGAAGCCTTTGCAAGACCGCCAATCATGTGACTCAAGCCCAGACCGTAGAAGCCAAGGCCGGGCAGGAACTTGTACTGCACAAAGTAGTTTACTTTTTGCTTGGTTACGTCTTGTTCTGTGTAGTTTCTTCGGATGGACAAGACTTGCTGAGATTGCTCGTCAATTGTCACGATATAAGGCAGTTTTAAGCCCGTTTCTTTACCCTCAGCATCAACATCTTCGTAACCGGGGAGATCCAGTATGGTATGAACCTCGTAAACAGTTCTATCTCGGTTCTCAGAATAGCTTGGGGACTGACCTTCAATCTCGTCAATCTCTTCCTCGATGTCGCTACGATTAACAGTGTAAGCATCGCCTTTTAGCTCGATATCTGCGTAAAAACCGCTTAGCTGTTGCTTGCGAATCTCATTTTTGCTCATCCTAATGACGTGCGTAACCCGCTCAGCAGAAAGAATGTCAGAAGCCTCGTAAGGTACAATCAAATCTTCTGGGGCGATAAACTTTGAAACCGCTCGGCTCATAGACTGGTCGTAATAAACCTTCTTGAACGCAGACCCTGCAATCGGCAGGTAAAACAAAAGCATGTCCAGCTCTGGATCATATTCCTGCATCACGTTCATGATGTAAAAATTCATGAAGTTGGCGACCCTTTGAGACTGCATTTCAATCTCTGGCGTGCGAGCGCCAACGATCTCAGTCTTAACCGGGCCTTGTGCTGGCAAAAGCTCTTTATAAGCCTGCGCCTGAAACTGAGTCACGCTTTCGGCAAGAATTGGATGAATTACGCCAGAAGATCCTTGGAACGGTTGAGATCTAGTTTCGTCAAACTTCATGCCAAGGTACTTCAGCCCTTCAACATAAGTTTTTTCCCACTCTGAACGGCTTTCTTTGTCTGAATCAATAGACTCCAAGACATCGCTCGCAAGCTTTCCAAGGTCTGATTTGTCGAGAAAATCGACCAAGTTTGAGTCAAACGGGGTCTGAATTGCCTCTGGAACCGAGTCGATCTCATCGTCAATTAGAATGTCTTCTTCAGCTACCAAAATCTGGGCAGCATCTCTGATCATATCTTCTCGGCTAGGTTCTGGCGTTACCGACATCTCCCGAGACAATGGAATGACATCTGGATCTTCTTCTGTGCCAAGTAATTTATCAATAGCCATCAGTAGTATACCTGTCTATTTCGAGGCAAGAATTTAGCCTCGTCTTGGTAATCATTTTCAAGGGCGATAAAGCCGCCCTGCCTAAATCTCATAAGCGCCATTGTAGCACTATCGCAGAAATCGTCATGGTCTCCGTATGGGAACGAAGCCATCTCCTCGATAACTTCTTCGGCAAAGTTGTCATCTGGTGCCCAAACCATTGAGGACTCAAAAAGAGGCGCGACACTGTTCATTCGTGCAATCTTATCCTGACCTCGGCTTGGTGTATAGGCTGTGACCGGGATGCCCATACGCCTTAATTCTTGCGTTAACGGTGTGCCAGAAGCCTTTGCTTCAACCAGAACACAATCTGGCTCCCAGTATTTGTATTCGTCCATAGCAATCTTTTTAAGCTCTGGGAAATCGACACGGAACCGCTTGGCGTCGAGCAGGATTATACAGTCAGGCCCGTCAAGCTCTGGTGTAAATACCCCCCACGTCGTGATGGCGGAATAGTCAGCAGTTTCCTTCTTTGAGAAAGCCGTGTCATAGGACTGAATTACGTAAGAATAAGCCGGTACATAGTCCTTGTCCCAAACTTCCCACCATTCACGCTTGACGATTGATCCTGATTCGGCGGTCGGATTCTGCATCCACTGGCTGTTCCACTTCGCAACAGGAAGAGAAGCTTTTACGCTTAAAAGCTCCTCCTTCTTCCAGTATTCTGGCCAGAGAGGTTCTTCCGTCTCCGGCATGATTGCTGGAAATTCGATCATTTCCCATTGATCGGCGTGATCCTGATTTTGGTGCTTAATAACCTTGCCAACCAAGTCCTTAGTGGACCATCGTGTCATTACGATGACAATAATACCTCCGGGCTGCAAACGCTGCCGGGGGCCGGACGTATACCATTCGTAAACCGAATCCATCGCGGTTGACGAAAGTGCGTCTTGCTCAGAAACCGGGTCGTCGATAATCAACAAATCAGCGCCACGTCCGGTTATCGCGCCACCAACACCTGAGTAAAAAGATTCACCACCCTCGTTAGTCGTCCATCGACCGGCAGACTTGTTGTCGGCTTGAAGCTTTAGTTTCGGGAAAACTTCTTGATAGTCTTCGGAGTCGATAATGTTTCTGACGCGACGACCGAACCGGACAGCAAGCTCGGCGGTGTGAGTTGTCTGGATTATTTTTAAATTGCCACGCAAACCCATCATCCAAGCTGGGAAATAGGTGCTGGCAAATTCAGATTTGGTATGGCGAGGCGGCAAGCACACAATCAATCGCTTCAATTTACCTTGAGCAATTCGGTTGAACTTTTCGCCAATTATCTTGTGGTGCCGACCTTCGACAAACTCTGGCCACATGTGCTTCACAAAATTTATGAAGTCACCTTGGCATTCGTCTTGTTTTTCGAGCTGGCCGTATTTTTTAAGCAGAGCAAGAGCTTCTGCTTTTTCCGCATCAGATAAAATGTCGAAGTCTTTTAGCGCAAGCTCAGACATGACCCCAATCTTCGTTTTTAAATAACAGCGCCTCAGCCTCTCTTCTGCGGACTAGACCGTTGACAACTTTGCCACCAGCTTTGTTCCATCGGCGCATTTCAGATGGTACTTCGTCAAAACGACTGTCGTTTAACCGTTTCAGCATTGTTGACGACCTAAGATTACCCGGACCTAAGTTATAAGTCCATGCAACCACTGCGTCAAATTCATTTTGCTTCAGAGGAACATCTACTGCTTCTTGAACGTATCCTTCAAACTCTTCCAGATCTTCCGCAAGCATTCGATCAGCATCTGCTTGGCTGCAAGTATCGCCTTCTTTAACCTTGTAAGTATGCCCATAACCAATCGTCCACACGTCTGCAGAGCACTGATAAGCCTCAAGCTCACAGCCCTCAAATTTTTTAATTAAGGATGCACCTTCTTCGCTAGTTCTCATTCGTCATGCTTATGGGAAGCCCCGTAGTAAAAAGATATGATAGAGCTGACAATCCCCCCAAGATAACCGAGAACAAGATTAACAATACCATTATCTGTAGCAGCGGAATCTTGTAGCGTGACCAAAGCAATGTAGCCACCGAAGAACAAAACGCAAGCAACCGCAATAAACTTTGGCGTCCAATCACCTTTGAAAGCCACTCGCGCATTCTGGATATCATCTGTTTCAAGTTTAAAAACATCTACATCTAACTCCTTCATCCGCGCCTGAAAGCCCAGTTCCGCTTTCTTAATTTCTGCAAGCTGTTCAGGGGTCGCCGCTTGGACGGCTTTCTCAATACTCTTTTCATCAGCCTTGCACCCCAGTACATTCGCAATCGTTTGAGCAGCAGCCCCACCTAAAGGCCCACCAAGCGCCTTTCCAATCGTGGGAGCTAACGTACCGATCAAACTTTTAATGGCGTTGAACTTCATTTCGTCACCACCAACCCAACAATAGCAATTAAAGAAGCAATCATTACAGGGTAGATGCCCCAGATCATACGTTCTAACTTATCGAATCGTTGGGATCCAGAGTCTAACCGTTCTTTGATTGAGTCGTATCTCAAGGCGCATTCCGCTTCATGTATATCAATCTTCTTTAGGGCTTTGTTCGCGTCAGTCTGAGCCATTATTCTGCAGCCACTCCTAGTTTAGCGGGTTTGATAGGTAGTCCATACCTGACCAAATATCATCTATTTCAGTATCGATCTTTTTTAACCGATCTTCGACCCTGATTTTATCAACTTTATCGTCTTTTAAGGCGTTTGTTGCAACTTCCGCAGCGGCAACTACGCCCCGCATACCTTGAATGTCGTTTTCCAGCTTAGTCACTTTATCGCCAATTAATAATAATTTACCTTGCTGCTCTGCAATAGTTTGCAGATTTACACCCAAACTTGCAAGTTTGCCTTGCAGTTGGCTGACATCATTTACCTGTAATTCTTGCTGGATTAACTCAATCTCGCCTTTTAGATCTTTCTCTGCAGTCAACAGTTTTTCTTCCAGAGGCCGCAGCTCTGGGATGTCAAGAGCTTCTAGCGCCTCAAGCCTGCTATACAAGCTGCTGGCTGTCCATACGCCGCCACCTAATGTAGTCGCTAGCGATAGCAGGATGGCGATATATACGCCCTTAAAAGACGTACCACCAATGGTTAATTCGGTTTCAGCAAGACTCATGGGTCGCAATCTTCCTGAAACATAAAACATCGATAGCCAAGAGCCGTTGGGCCTGTCAAATACAATTCGCTCTGCGCTCCAGCGGCAAGTATATCGGCTTCGCTGATATAAAAATCCATACCAAAGCTGCCTTGTCGGTTGTCCAAGTAAACTGCATTTGCGTTATTAGTCCCGGCATAAGCAAGGCTTACCCACGCTTGGTCTTGGCTAAAGGTTAACGTGCCAAGATCGGCGTTAGAATTATTATCCTCTGCGCCTTGTTGAAGAAACGCCACAGCTTCTGTGTTAGCAGCTACCCCTAGATAAGCACTAGCATTGTTGCCATGCTCTTCAATATCGTCCAAAGATTGGTTATAGGTGTCCACCTCGTCAGAAGTGATAGTCAGGGCGGCTTCATTCGCAACGACATACTCTTGCACTGCCGCCTTGTCATCAGGCGTTTCTGATTCTGCTGCTATCTCTGCTACCTCTACAACAGCAATCATGTCTACAACAACTTCTGTAAAAGTTTCTATAGCACTATCCATAAGCTGTAATTCGTTAGCTGCCTGAGTTTCAAGTAACGCCTTCACATCACCATAAGCTTGGTAAGTGTCCATATTTCCAAGGGCAGCATTATAAGCGTTTAACTGCTCAGTGCTGATGTGGGCGGTTCCAGCTAACTGACCGTTCGACAGAGCGCCGCCGACATTGGCATAGCCGTATCCAGCACCGGCAAGTTTAACTCCCTTGTCGATTTGACTGACAATCGCAGAGCTGGCATTAATCAGATTGTCTAGCTCATTCGGTTGAGCTTCGGTAGCGAGCAGAAACAGGCTCGCCGTTGTCAGCATTTTGACCGTCATCAAAGTCACCATTCGCCAATAAGTTGTTATACCAAGCCTGATGCTTGTTGTACCTTGGAATCATGACCCATTCATCCTTGTCGTGATCCCATCGTCGTAACATCTTAACCTTCCCATAATCAGGAATATACGTCTCAGGCTGACGCTTCATCAACAAAAAAGCGCGTTTACCAACGATTAACTTACCTGCATTTAACATCGGGCAGGGGGTGCCGCTCAGGAA